CGCTGTGTCGTGGCCGGACCCGGCCGCGTGCTGGTGAAGGCCGACTACTCGCAGATCGAGCTGCGCATCGCGGCCAAGGTGTCCGGCGACAAGGCGCTGCTCGACGCGTACCGCCGCGGCGAGGACTTGCACACGCTCACCGCTCGCACCGTGCTGGGCATCGCGGACGTGACGCCGCGGCACCGTCAGCTGGCGAAGGCCCTCAACTTCGGCCTGCTCTACGGCATGGGAGCCCGCGGCTTCCGCCTCTACGCCCGGTCCGAGTTCGGCCTAGTCCTGACCGAGGACGAGGCCCGCCGCTACCGCAATGGCTTCTTCCAGTCCTACCTCGGTCTGGCCGCTTGGCATCGCCGGGCCGGTCAGTCTGGCGATCGCGCGATCGAGACGCGCACGGTGGCCGGCCGCCGCCGGCTCGGCGTCCAGCGCTTCACGGAGAAGCTGAACACTCCCGTACAGGGGACCGGGGCAGACGGCTTGAAGTTGGCCCTGGCGTTGCTCTGGGAGCGGCGCGACCAATGCCCGGGCGCCTTCCCAGAGCTGGCCGTGCATGACGAGATCGTTGTCGAGGCCGACGCCGACCAGGCTGATGCCACAGCCGCATGGCTCAAGCAGGCCATGACGGACGCAATGGCCCCGTTGATCGACCCGGTGCCCGTCGAGGTTGAGATCAAGACAGCCCGGACGTGGGGCGGATGAACGCTCTCACCCTGATCCTGAAAGGAGAACCATGACCACCACCAAGCCGTCCGAGGCACCTGTCACCGCACCGGCCGCAGGCTGGGCATCGCATTCTTACCAGCTGGAGACCGCTGGACCGGGCAAGCCCGCTTTTCTCAACATCCACCTTGTCTTGGCGGCCGAGCATGTCGGCCCGCTGCGTGCCGAGGCCGAGGCCCGGAACCGGCAGCTTCGGGAGCGAATCGAGCAGGAACTGCGCGAGTCTGCCGCAGTCAAGGACTTCGAGGCCCTGCAACGCCAATTGCGTGACGCCGCGATTGAGCGTCGCAGGCTCGTGCGTGAGCGGGAAGACCTGGCCGACGAGCGGCAGCGCACGGCGGAGGACCTGCAATCGTCCGGGGCGGAGAAGGCCGCGGCACTTGCTCAGCTCCAGAAACGCGAGGCCGAAATCGGCACGAAGATCGACACGCTCGACAGCGGTATCCTCGACATGGAGGCCGAGGCTGGCCGGCGGCGCGAGGCCGTTCAAACCGCGGCAACCCGCATCGCCAACGACCGGCACCGTGAGGCGCTGGCCGAGGTTGTGTCAGCCGAATCGACACTGGCCGGCGTCATCGAGGCAGCGGGCCAGCAGCTCAACGAGTTGGTGACGGTCGGCTTTCTCGTCGGCAAACTCAAGAGCCCGCTTCTCTCGGGCCAACTGGCCACCGCCGCATTGGTAGCCGTGATCGGGGCGCCACCTGCGGAGAAGCCGCAGCCAGCGCCGGCCAAAACGCCACCGACAGGCCCGCAGGGCGGTTTCATACCCCCCCGGTTCTGACAGGAGCACGCAAGATGGGAAGGCACGAGGCGATAACCGACGTGAGAGCAGCGGAGGTCGCGGACGAGATGCTCCGCCATGCCGGGTTGACGACCAGGCCCACGGCCGCCGTTCTACTCTCCAGCGTGCACGCGGCGGTGGCCGAGATCGCCCGCGGCCGACTTCGGCAGATGGTCTTGCAGGTACTCGCCCAGGCGACCGAGCCGTTGAGCGCCGCCCGGGTCGCCGAGGCCCTCAACCTTCGCGCTGCCGGCGAGGTCGAGAACACCCTGATCGACGAATGCCGGCGCGGTACCGTGGTGGCCTACACCGGTTCGACCGGCTGGCGCTTCGCGGTTCGGCAGCAGCACAGTCAGGGACCAAAACGTCGCGTGCGCTACACACCCAGCGGCATGCCGCTACCGCCGACGCCGCCCGGCGTCCGTCGCCAGCACCCACTGACGCCCAAGCCCCCGCCCTTCCTCCGGCCAGACCGGCGACCGCGGCCGCCGGGATCCCAAGGTTACTAACCCGTACCCATCGCCCCGACGAGGATTCCCGACATGGCGAAAAAAGCGCAGATCGACACCAGCTTTTCATTCGGTGCGAACGTGCGACGAGCACACGGCAAGCGCGTGAAGGGCGCGAGCAGAGCTAGGAAGCCCACGGGCAGCGCGGGCGGCAACGCCTGGACCGCGTACGTCGGAGCCAAGAGGAGATAGCCCCTGTGGCCAGGTTCACGGTCCGACGCATTCCGTTCGGTCGCATTGCTGGCAACGAAAGCGAGGACGACGACGGCTGCGATCTGCCCAGGCCGCACCTGCTCCGGTTGCAGGCCCGGCGCGCCGCAGGCATCGCCGAGGCCGCGGAGACGCTGGCCGTGCTGCCGGGACCTGGCGAGTCGCTCCACGCCATCATGACGGCCCGGCTCGACATGACCGACGTTCTGAACTCACTGCTGGAGAAGCTCGGCCGATGCGACCGGGCGCTGATCGCCACGCTGGGCTACAACCGCCGCAACTTCCGGGCAATCCTGAATTGGCTCGACAGCGGCAAGGTCGGCTCGCTTGATCTGGTGGCGTCGATCTTCTTCCGCTCGCACAACGGCGACCTATGGACCGAGACGGTCAAGGAGTTTCGCCGCCGCAGTCAGCGGGCGGCTTGCTGCCCGTCGCATTGCAAGGTGATGGCGTTGCACTTCGCGGACGGCACCCGCTTCGCCATCGAGGGATCGGCGAATTTGTGCAGCAACGGATCGGCCCGCGAGAACTTCGCCATCGTCAACGACCCGGCCCTACATGATTTTCACGCCCGATGGATCGGCGAGCTGGTGACCAGGCACGAGGGCGAGGCGCCGCCGTCTCCCAGGGCCTCGCACTACCGCCACGCCGGGTTAGGCGTCTGGTGCGCACGGAGAGGACTGGCGGACGATCTGGACGCTTTCCACGCCTGGAAAGCCGCGCCATCGCAGAACGAGCGCTTCTGCCGCGACATGGCCACTTCTATTGTCATGGTCATCCGCCAGTGGCAAGCGTCGATCCCCAGCAGCTGGATTGTCACCACACCACCGCCGGGCGCCAGCGAGGGCACGGAGTACCCGGCCGGCTTTCTCGGAAGGGCCGTCGCCGGTCTGCTGAATCTCGACTACATGACCACTCTGCAGCGCGGCGACGGCAAGAAGTACCGCGGCCGACACTATGCCTTGCAGCAGTCGCCGTTCATCGTCACCTGCCGACCTGCCGACGTGGCCCTCGTCGTGGATGACTTGATGACCAGCGGCACGACGATGAAGCTCTCCCTGGACGCACTCAAGGCCGCCGGCGTGCCCGCCTTTGGGTTCGCCTACTCCGGCAACGACTGACATGCAACGGATGACGCTCGTGAAAGCGACTAAAGCACTGGTTGAGGCGCGGACGGCAGAGCTGGTGCGCATCGTCCTCGACGGGGCTTTGTGGCCACTGGATATATGCGAATATGTGCGAGAAAAGCAGGCCGAGGTCGGTTCATGCTGGCATGTTGGCGAGGGGGAAAAGCTACTTTCCTACAGCCAAATCCGCCGCTACGCCGTCAAGGCGGAGAAGATCATAGGTGAATCGACTCGGATCGGCCGAAAGCGCTTGCTCCGCCGCCATCTGGCCCAGCGCCGCAGCTTGTACGCGAAGGCCGTCAGTCAGGGCGACATCCGGGCCGCCCTGGCGTGCGTTGACAGCGAGGCAAAGCTGCTCGACCTGTTCCCGGCAAGCAAGGCCGAGGTATCCGGCAAGAATGGCGCCGCGGTCCAGTTGCACATCGTCGAGGAGGTCGTCAGCGGCAAGCCGGCCACGCTCGCCAACGTGATCGAGGAGGTTGTCAGCCGTGACGACACCCGCCCGCACGATCCGCCTTCATCCGGCACAACAAGCGTTCCTCCGCAGTGACGCCCTGTTCCGCGCCTTCTGTGGGGGCATCGGTAGCGGGAAGACCTGGGCCGGCAGCTATGACCTGATCCGCCGGGCCAAGGCCGGTCGCCTCTATCTTGTGGTCGCGCCGACGTTCGGGATGCTCAGCGACGCCACGTTCCGCAGCTTCCTCGCACTGGCAGGCGAGCTTGGCATTGTCGATCCCGGTGAGGTCAAACGATCGGCGCCGCCGTCGATCCGACTCCGCACCGGGGCTGAAGTGCTGTTCCGCTCTGCCGACGAGCCCGACCGGCTCAGAGGTCCGAACCTTTCTGGGGTGTGGCTTGACGAGGCATCGTTGATGCACGTTGACGCCTTCACCGTGGCCATCGGCCGCTTGCGGGAGGCCGGCGAGCAGGGTTGGCTTACAGCGACGTTCACTCCCAAGGGCCGGCAGCACTGGACCCACGAGGTATTCGGCACAGGCAGGCCGGACACGGTGCTGTTTCACGCGCGGACGCACGACAACCCCTTCCTTCCTGCAGGTTTCGAGCAGACTGTGCGCCGCCAGTACACGAGTCAGGACGCCGCGCAAGAGCTTGAGGGACTGTTCATCGACGCGGCCGGCGCCCTGTTCCGCCGCGAGTGGTTCGGCATCGTGGACCGCGTTCCTGAACTGATAGGCCGCGTCCGCGCTTGGGACCTGGCGGCCACACCCCTCGACGCGAACAAGGCCCGTGATCCTGACTACACCGCCGGAGTGCTGATCGGCCGGGCCGGAGACGGCACGTTCTACGGTCTCGACATCCGCCGCCTGCGCGGCACGCCGCAGCAGGTACAGCAGCTCGTGCGCCTCACCGCCGCCGAGGACGGACGCGACGTTCCCATCATGATGGAGCAGGAGCCGGGCAGCGCCGGCGTTGCCGTCATCGACCACTATCTGCGGTTGCTGGCCGGCT